AGACTGAGACCATCATCTGTAAAAGAGCTGCGACTCATATTTAAATCAGGTCTTGTTGCGTAGTTGTTATTGCCGGGTCTTCCCATTGGTGTCGGAATCGCGTTTGGTCCCTGTGTCTGCATTGGGGGCGGAGGACCACCACCTCCTCCTCTAGGTGGCTCACTCATCAAACCACCCATAAACCCAGAAAACCCGGGATTAGATCCCGCCATGGTATTCACTGCGGCAGATTGGAAGGAACGCATCAAGTCAGGGTTTTGTCTTAAGATATCATCCATACCGGGCATGGCGCTTTTAAACATGGTATTAGTCATGTGAACCATCATAGCACTTCCGCCTAGCTGGAAAAGCAACTTCAATTCCGGTGCCATAGATGCCTTGCTCTTGTATTTCTCGTGTAATTCGCCAAAAATATCATCATAATCGTTAATGTTTTCCTGTAACTGTTCACTCCAGCCGTCCAACTTGATATCGAATGGGTCAAACTTACTATTTAAAAACTCCATTCCATTAATAACCGCCATCAACATATTCCCTTGAAATTTCACCGAGTTTTGCTTGGACTTCTCGTCCATAATGGTTTCATATTCTCCCTGCATTTCCAACAAGGACGATTCCATATTATATTTTTTCGACAATTCGATACCCTTCTTTTCCAATGCCTCAAGACGTCTGAGAAACTTGAACTTCTCTCGCAACGTTTCTTCCTTTGATAGCTTAGGCTCAACTGGCCCGGTTTTATCGGGATTCATAGGAATATTGTTAAACTTTCCGTATCCGTCCCAGGTTTTCGTATCATTTTCAGTTTGCGATGTGGATTTTCCAAGGTTGGGTGCATCATCGAAGTTGTTCAACTTGACGCTGGGTGGTTCGCTAAATGAGACGCTGGGGTTATTAAAAAAATCTGATTTTGGCTTGTAGCTGCTTGTCTCGTTAGCATCTGACAAATCATTCAATTCATTTTCTAAATTATTTAAATCGTCTAAATCGATATCACTTGTTGGTCTTTTACTGTCCTTAATTCTATCATTCATGAGTAGCTCAAGGCCTCCACCAAAATTGGTAGATTTACCAAAGCCACCCTTGCTTCCAGATGCGTTGTCGTCAAAATCCAATTCAGTAATTTCTATCATGTCTGCCATTATATCTATTCATTAAATAGAACATTTAATTTTAAGTCTTACGAATTGTAAATAATAAATTGAAATTGAATTAGGTTATAACTTTTTGTTATTTATAAACCACATTCCTTGAAGGAACGAGTCTGAAAGGTCATCCTTCTTTTTGTGTTTGTTAAAGTATTCTAAATGTTCTGAAAATCTGTCATCAGTTGTTATAATTCCTAAACATTTGGATATGCCAAGTTTCTTTCTGTCGCCGTAAGTTCCCTTGTCTTTTATGTCACAATCCTTTAATTTATTGGCAGCAGAAATAAACTCTATATGATGAACTGTCAAATTGGCCATAATAAAATACTGTACAATCATTCCTTGTATTGTTTTCATTCTGGTAGCAATTGGACTGATTTGGTTTTCTATAATGACATAATCAATTGTTCCTTCGGCTTCGAATAGTTTATTAAATTTTGTTTTAATATTTGCTCCAATATTGAATAAATCAACGTCGGCGGCCTTTTTGCCTACGATCGGCTGAAAATACTTTGCTTTTATGTGTTCATTAATCATCGCCACCAAGTCGACCTTTTTCGCTTTCGCGTCGTGTGTAATATGGTATCCATCTGCGATTTCGTGTAGTTTTTGGATTTTTTGTTTATTTATAAATGCGGTAGATTGCTCGGTTTTTGGAATATGAAATGACTGCTTCTTAGAGTGTTTTAAACAGTAACATGCGTCCTCTTTTCGAAATTTTGCTGGTTTATCACATTCGCGACAATTAACTACATCTTCTTGTTCTGATATATCGACACTATCCCATTTGGTTATCCTGAAGGGGTCGTCCGGTTGCGTCTTGGAGAAAAGACAAAGAGCAAGATTTTTTATACCAACGTCAATAGATAGGATTTTCATATAATAATAATTAAATACTTAATATTATATTGTTTACAACACAAATTACATTTTCACATCAGGCACCACATTTTGATAACTAGCAGGGTTAATTGACGGGGATATAAGTCTAGCGTTTAGCTGTTCTCGAGTCAAATATGGATTTTTTAAATCACTGTTGCAGTAACCGAAACCGGGCTTGCTTGTGTCAAATGTACTTTTAAATTTATACGGCACATTATCAGACGGTGTTCGGTCTGATTTTACATGAGGGTCTAAGCCCAAATCATAGCACGCCTCCATGCTATTATAGTTCATAATCTGAAGGCCGTTGTGCTGTAAATATTGGCGATAACTCCAATTATTCTGAATGCCTTCCTGTCTCTGAATTCTCTCGTTAATTACAGCTGAGGGCTGCCACGATGCAAAGTTGCGCCCGTCGGCCATAATTGGCGGGAAATTGAAATTAATATTATTAGATCCGCTATAACAAGTGCCCCAAGACATTTATATACTTACAATATAAAAAACTTATTCGGTTTCAAGCAATTTAAGTAGCTCTTGTTTCTTCAACTTTGAGGCATCGTCGGCGAGCCCCTTATCAGTAACAATGCTTCTTAATTTGGGCAGAGGGAGCTTTTTGTAATCAACTGAATCTGCGTGAATTTCGTCTAAATTAATATTAATTGTCTTCAAATCACTTGCCGAAATATTCATATGAGATCCGTCTAACTGTTCGATAGATGTGCTATTTTCGGCGGCGTGCGTAGTTAACATTTCAAGGACATTCTTCGGGCTGGCACGTGATCCCCGACTCGATTGTGAATTTGTCTCGGTTAAATGTTCCATATCTTCATCGATTCCCCCTAAATCTTCCAAGTCGTCAATATCTTCAAAATCTTCCTCCTCGGTAGACTGTGTATTCATATTTAGAGTGAGTATTTTGATATTTGTGTGATTGTTATCGTCATCGTCATCTTCATCTTCGCATGAGTCGCACTCATCATCAGAGTCGGAATCATCAGAGTCCTCGTCCATTGATTCATCGTCTGATACAGGAATTAAATTCTCGTCGTTATTTTGAAACAGTTGCATATTTGATTCTTCTAAAGATGGCGGAGCTTGTTGCGGAAAACGGGGTACACCCACTCTATTTACAGATAAATGGTGTAATCCCATCTTTACTCCATTCATATCTTCTGCTAAAGTTGAAACTAAACTTAACATGGATGCGATTTTGTGGTTTTGTTCTCTCGATTTACTCTCAAAATAAACCACCACAAGAGCTACTACAAGTATTAATATTCCTAAAAACATGAAAAAGGTAGGATTAAATAAATCAGTCATCATTTTATTACAAAAAGACTATATAAATTAATTTGTTTACTAACGAATTGATTTATTTACAGAATATTTAACCTGCTTTTATAACCTAACTTTTATTGAAGCATTGTGTTCTCAAGTATTTCCTTAGGGTAATTCATTTCTGTTAAAATGTTAATGCCGCCCTTTATTTCAGATATTCCTTGTGCGATTTTGTATTTATAACTAATTTTGGAACCAATCTGCTCGGCAACCATTTTACAGTTCTGAATACTTTTTGTCTTGTCCAATTTTTTACATACTTTAACAAAATGGGTTGTAAGCAAGCTAGAAACTTTTTTGTATTTCTGTAAGTAAAGCATGAATGCGGTTGCGCTTGTTTCCGCCTCCTCAGGATTTGTTCCAGAATATAATTCATCAAATGCGCAAAAATGCGTATCAGACTTGTTAGCACCTATTGTATCTAGAATTTCTTTACATCTTCGCGCTTCGGCTTGGAATAAACTGTCGCGCCCAGACGTGTCGGGTATGTTGAGATAACAATGTATATGCTTAAATGGCGCGAACTTTGCCGAGTCATAAAATCCGCAACCGAACTGTTGTGTGACTATAATATTAATTAGAGTCGATTTTAAAACTGTCGTTTTCCCCGAAGCATTAGGTCCGGTTAAAATAATATTCTTCTTGAATTTAATGTCGTTTTTGATTGGTTTATCGTCTTTCAAGCACGCATAATAACTGTTTACAAATTTACCCTTTTTACTGTCAGCTGTAAATGTCGCATAGTTCATTTTTCTCTCTTCAATATTAGTTTGTAACCCTTTTATACAGTCGATATACCCATTGAACCCAAGCGAATACATTATTGCCGCATCATATTCAGTGTCAGTATGTAATTCATAAAAGTATTTAAATACGCGGCCGATTTCTCTAAACTTGTTGATGTTGTATATACTGTATTCCGTTATCGATTTAATTTTATTTCTAATGTTTCCAAGTGTGTTCATTTTTGTTGTGAGTTCCAGATTAAATCCTTCGTGTGTAGTTAAATCCTTCGAATATAACAAGTAGTTATCCATCGAGTCTAATGTGTTATCTAAATATATACCAACATCTCTAAAGTGGTTATGGATTATTTTCATATTATTATTGAATCTAACACAGACCATGATATTTTGGTAAATTGAAAACAAATAAAAAGCAGCGGATACAAAAATATATAGCCGTTCCTGTGCGTTTATTTCCGCGAAATTTACCGTAAATAGCTTGCCAATCGCGTTGGTTTCTGCAACCACCTTTAATACATCAATATACTCGTTGACTGACAATGGTAATCCCTTCATTTTTAAAATAAAAAACGGTATTATCAGTATGATAACCGGGACTATGAGAGACATTAATGGCGACAATAAATTATAAATGCTCATTATTTGTAGGAAGATCTCGGATGTATTTAAAAATTCCAGCATTTCCCAATCAACGTAATAATACTTCTCCTTAAACCCGGCTTCTAATTTTAACTCGCTCCATATGTCAACTATGTTTTTATAATTTGGCGACAAACTTGTATATCTAGTTTGCGGTGCTACATATGTTTTAATAAGTTTTTGATTATCTTTCAGGAAATTAGTATCAGTTGTATAATATTTCGAGATTTGTTCGGTTATCTTATTTGAAACGTCATTATCATTATTAAAACAAAATGAATATATAGGATTACACGCCTCGTCAACAGTATTTATTAATTCTAAATCTGTGATAATGT